TTTCAGTATCAATCTTAATAGTTGTTTCTTGATTTTCCTTCCAGCCGTTACACTTCAAAAAGAAAATCATAGCCGTGTTATCACCTTTTTTAGCTTTCTCAAAAAGGGCATTAGCAATAATGCCAACGCCCTGTGCCTTACCTTCTCTATAAGCCTGCTCTATCTCTTTATTTTCTTGTTGTCTTCTTAAAAATGTACGACTTGAAAAACCTAAAGACAAAGCTATCTGTTCTTTTGTTAAGCCCCTACTTGCCAAAGCCTTAATTTTTTCAATATCAATTTTTATTTTGTCCATTTTTTAGCCATTGATTATAAATCATTAAACTTAACATTATCAGACAATCTGTATGCTTCAAGTCCTGTTAATTTCTGCCAACGTTGAATTATTACATCAACATATTTAGGGTCAAGTTCCATAAGGCGGGCTTTTCTTCCTAGCTGTTCACAAGCGATTAAAGTCGAACCGCTACCACCAAACAAGTCTAAAACTTTCTCATTGTCTCGGCTTGAAGTTTTAATAGCTCTGGCACATAGTGCTAAAGGCTTAGGCGTTGCGTGGTTCCCTGTGTCTTTTCGTTCCTCGACTGAAGTACGCTCAAAATGCCAAACGCTGTTCATGTTATCGTGGACATTATCAAAATAAGCACGAGTTTTATAATACTCCCGCTTTAACTCGTCATACTCCCGCTTTAACTCGTCATACTCCCGCTTTAAGAAGTCGGCTTTTATCTTTCTTCCAAAAGCTCTTAATTTATCAAAGTTGGCTTTATTGATAAATTCAAATTGTGATTTGTTATACCAATGATAAACAGAGTTACCGTCTTTAAAGCCTAGTCCTTCCGCAATCTTTTGATTTGATAAATTAAGGGCTTTTATCTCACTTTCAAAGTAAGCTCTTAATACTTCCCATCCTTCAAAGTAATTATCTGCATTATTGTTGAAGCCCTGAACGCCACACATCAAAAATAAGCATTTTTCATCTGCTGGAGCATAACAACGAAAATTTTTAGAACGCTGTCCTTGACCTGTTCCCTTGTCCCATGTAATCAAATTTCTAAAAGTAAGCTTTTGGGCTTTAATCATAGGTTTTAAGATATTGCTGTATATATCCATTAAGGGCTCATCTATACCCCAACAATACCAAGAGCCGTTGTCTTTTAAAAACTTAAATGATAGAGAAATCCAACGCTTATTGAACTCTAGTAAATCATCATAATTTAAATTATCGTTTAGAACGCCTTCGGCTTCTTTTTTCATGCCATAGGGTGGATCAGTGAATACTAGGTCGGCTATATCGCCCTGCATCAGGCACTTAACGTCATTCTCTGAGGTGCTGTCACCACACATCAGGCGATGCTCACCCAATATCCAAATATCGCCTAGTTCCGATTTGATATTTACATCTGAGGTTTGAGAGTCAACGTCAAAATCATCATCTTTTACCTCTTGATCAATGTCATTAAACAAATCTTTTATTTCATTATCAGAAAAGCCAGTTAAAGATAAATCAAAATCAACACTCTTTAAATCCTCAAATTCCAACTTTAACAAATCAAAGTCCCAACCAGAATTTAAAGCAATTTTATTGTCTGCTAATATATATGCTTTCTTTTCTTGAGGTGTCAAATGTGACAAGCAGACAGTTGGGACTTCTTTTAATCCTAACTTCTTTGCTCCAAGTAATCTGCCGTGCCCACATAAAATCATATTGTCATTATCAATAGCAATAGGAGAATTAAAGCCAAATTCTTTTATTGAAGAAGCAATCTGATTTATTTGCATTTCATCGTGAGTTCTGGCGTTATTGATATATGGAAGCAACTCATCAATATTTTTATAAACAATTTCAAGTTTTTGCATTTTCTTATTTTGACCTCTTTAAAAATCGTACCAGCCTTCATTATTCTTTTGCTTTTTCTGCATCTTGCACCTTCAAAAAATTATTAACAATATCAATCAAAGAATTATATTTAATTGTTATCTCATCGCACTTCTTTGATTTTTCTAATTCTCGTTTATAAAAGTTTTCAAGTTCTGATACGCATCTGTTATATTCTGCTCTGTACTTATCACTTGATTTGCATTCTCTTTCTTTAGCAGGACTTGAGGCACTTTCAGAGTTGGACACTTCTGTACTGTCTGCACGCTGGTACAAGCCGTTAAAATCAAACTTATAAGCACTATTAAATATTTCATCATTTTTCTTAATAAAATCAAAAGTTTGTGTAACCACATTATTATTATAGTCGTTTAATTTCCTTTCTGTAATAATAATTTTTTCTTGATTTTCAATAACTTGATTTTTTAAATTGCTTATGAGCTTATCAGTCATACAGCCTTTAAGGTAAAAACCAGCACCAAAAATCAATACGTAAGGTGAAAATCTTAATAAAATCAATAATGTATTTAGCATGAATTAAATCCACCAGCTACCGTCAATAAAATATTTAAGCAAATTAAACATTTACTCACCATTAACGCTTATAATTTTATCAATGTAATATTTTGCCTTTTTTAAATCCTCAATGCCATTTTTCTTTTTCCAACGATATAAATACTTGATAGCATTTCCTGTACAAAAGGCTTCAATGCCGTTAAGTCCAGATGTCGCACTCTCTATGCAGTCAATACATTCAACTTTACCTTGATAATGGCTAGGACTATTTACATTATCGTGCTCCTGCTCATCATATTCGCAATGATAGTTATATTTTGATTTGGTGTCCATTTTCTAAATCTCATCTATAAAAACAATTACATAGCCTTTTTTATCTTTGTCAATTTCTGCCCTTTTAACAAAAAGCTCATCAATTTGACAATCATCAATAAAGAATTTTGCTTCAGTTAAAACATCTTGCAAGCCTTTGACGATGTTATCAATATCTCTACGCCTTTTATCTTTGAAATGAACTTCAACAGATAATTTAATGCGACCTGTTAAAGTTTCAATTTTTGGCAACTGATTTTTGATTTGAAAAAGTGCTAAATTATGCCAATCACGATATTTTGCAGAATTGATTAAAATTCCAGTCTTTGATTTGATTAAACGCTGATTAGCTGAAACTGGGCACGGCAGTTTTATGGTGTACATTTTTTATATTCCTTTTTTTGAGCTTATCAGGATAAAAACATTTGGCTTTCTGCAATTCTACGTCTTTTCAAGCCTTCTGCAAATTTAGGACTTGCAGAGCCTATAATGTCTAAAAATTCACTTGCAGAGCCTTTAATATCTCCAATTTTTAATTTCTGCCATAAGTGCCAACCAGTCAGGCGTGAAATAGCAGGAATAAATACACCGTTTTTCTTAACGCCTTTTAAGTTGAATAACAAGCAAACTAAGGCATCAAACTGCCCTTGAGTTGCTTCAATTTTATCACAATTTAAAGCGTTATTTATCTGATTTTCAAAGGTTTGAACATCTTTTTTCAAAATCATTTCTGCGTATGCCTCAGTCCATACTTCGTTAGGCTTAATATCAGCAGAATGATGACCATAACCAATAGTATAAAAATTTTCACCACTTAATTTATATGCTTTGGTTCTAAGTCCCTCAAATTTCATTAAGTGAGAATATCCACGTTCTGACAATTTAAAATTATTCATATTTAATTTTTGTACTTTAAATAAAAACTGTAAAAAGATACCAATAATAAAATTATAAAATAAAAAATCAGAGAATGAGCACAAATGCAGGAAAATAAAAATAAAAATTCAAATGCAATCTTATTTATCATTTGAAAACCCCTTCTTTTTTAAGAAGTTAATAAAAAAATCACCTATCTGGGAAATACCTAAATATCCCATACAGACACCAATAATCATTCCATCACCAGTCTGGTATAAATCACTAAAATGGTTTTTTGCAAATATTGACAAAGCCACGGCAGAGAATGAACATAAGATAGCATCAAGAAGTCTTTTATTGATTTTCGGAGGGTGTCCGATGTAAGTTGAACGGCAGATAGAAATTACAAAAGTAGTAATCATACACGCAAGATGGGGGAGAATAACTAGAAATTCATCATACATTTTTTTATTTTTATTAACTCTCTGAAAATCAAAATATTTTATGCTTTTATTTTATATTCTTTTTCAGAAAAAACAAAATTTTTTATTAAAAACAAAATAAA